GCAGTTAGCGGAATGGCAGAGGGCAAGGTTGATAGCGTATGTGATGTACTGCACCAACACCGACACGAAGGGGCGCAAAAGCATAACAGATTTCTTACCTTTGTCAACAGATGAACAACCGGATAGAGGGGAGAGATTGACGCAGGAGCAGTTCATAGAGAATATGAAGAAATTATCAGAAGCATTAAAATAAAGCAATGGCACCGGAAAAACTCGAAATATTAATTAGTGCTGACAATAAGAAAGCCATTGCAGCGATTAAGGAAACTATCCTTTCACTTGATGGGGTAGAGAAAGCATCGAAGGGGGCAGGGGGAGCAACTCAAAAGATGGGTAAGGACTTCACCGGCCTTTCTCGTGTTATTCAGGATATGCCTTATGGATTTAATGCGATTGCCAACAACTTAACGAATATCTTGCCTGCTGCCGGTGCAGCTGGGTTAGCCGTTTCAGCACTTGTTGCTGGATTGCAGTTTGCTTCATTAGGATTCGATAACTGGACAAGGGGTTTAGAAGGTTTATTTGGTACATTATCAAATACTGATAAAATTAATCGTGCATATACAGAAACACTTGCAAAAGAAAAAACAGAATTAAATTCATTATTCGCATCTGCTACAAATGTGAATAATACTATGGCTGAAAGATTAAGAGCCGTAAAAGCATTGCGTGATAATTATGGTGAATATTTAAAGAATTATAGTAATGAAGATATACTTGTAGGAAAAGCAGCAGATGCGCATTTAAAATTAGCTGAAGCATTAAAAATAGAAGCCAAAAATGCAGCAGCAAGGTCTGTTGCTATGCCATTAGAACAAAAATTGCTTGAAAATCAAATTAAGCAAACTGAATTACTTACCAAACTTAAAGAAGATTATAAAAAAGCAGGTGAGGGTGGAATTGAAACAATATCTCCTGGCCCCGGTATGCCATCTATTAGAATTACACCTGAAATGAGGCAACAAGGTGTAGTAAAAGAAGCGAAAAGGGAAATGAGGGAATTGGCATTAGAAGCAATAGATACTGAAAAGCAGTTAAAGCAGATATATGATCTTGTAAGAAACCCACCTCAATTTAAAACTGAAAATGTTAAAGAAGCAGTCAATCAACTTGACGCTTATCAAAAAGCACTTTCAAGTATGCGAGGAAAAATGCTTGAAGAATCAATGAGGTTAGATGCATTGAGTTTGACTGCCCCAACTGAAAAACCACAACAAGCACAAAAGCCTCCTGAATTATTAAGTACAATGGCGGTAATAGAAGCTAAACAAAGATTGGCAACTATTGAGGCAGACAGGAATAAAACTTTAGAAACTGCAAATAATTTAACGAATACTGCTATGAATAGTATTACCGGTATGGTAAACGCTATGATTACTGGGCAAAATGTAGGTGTTGCGCTCGGTGATATGTTTAAAAGATTAGCAGCAGACATCGCACTTGCGGCTGCAAAAGCATTGATATTTCAAACTATATTATCATTGTTACCGGGTGGTACAACAGGTGCAGCATTAGCAAAAGGTGAAGCAGGTAAGGGTGGATTCTTGGGAATATTCAAGAAGATGCTCGGCTTCTCCGAAGGCGGTACCGTTACAGGTCCCCGTTCCGGTTATCCCGTAATGCTACACGGCACAGAACACATTGTACGACCAGACCAAATGCGCTCAATAATCGCATCCGCATCGCAGATGGGAGGTGGAAATAGTAGGGTAGTGGTGGAGGGTGTAGTGAGAGGAAACGATATATGGCTTTCACAAAGTAGAACCAATACATTCAGAGCATTAACAACTTAACATGGCTTGTAATAAACTGATAATAAGCGTAACAACAAGCGACATAACTGCTGCTGATAACGGCTTTGTTTATTTCTCATTCAAAGATTGTCAGGGGCAAATAATAACTTTTGCCTATGATGGTTCGCAGCCATACCAACAAGATGCTACCTATACCATGTTCCAATACGTTACAGGGTATAATTACGATACTGCATTTGCAGTTGATATTTATTACTATGTATCAGGAGTAAAAACGGCAGCAAGCAGCGCAATAACACCAGGAGTAGCAGCCGGAAAGATATCAGCACCATATCAAACTGCGCCATTATTAGTTCCACCTGCATACGGGAAGAAATATACTTTACAAGCCATTGGAAAATCGGGTTATACTTTTACGGCTGAAATATGGGAGAAAGGATATAGCGGATCATCTTATCAAATAGGTACAGGTGCAGAGCCATTTGTAATGAATTGCAATGCTTCAGGCGATGACCAATATCAACCAATACTACCTACAACATTCACTATACAGGCAGATTTTACCGACTTTACAGGCCCATTACCTGACTTTACAACAACAGACGACAGAAAGTATCATGTGAAGTTCTATGCGCAGGGTACTACTTATTTTATATGGCAGGGATTTGTACTTTTCGACACATTGACATTGCCATTCACAACAGGAAGAAATTACACTACCATAAATTGTATTGATGGGCTTGCAATGCTTAAAAGCATACCTTATTTGCCATCAACAGGAGATTTGAACAAGTTGGAATCTGTGATGAAAATAATTAACAACTGCTTAATGAATATCTATCTTCCCGATGGATATACCTTCAATTCAGCAGTAAATTATTATCAGGCAGTTGCAATGAGTGAAAGTACAAGCACAATAAGGCAAGTATATTTAGCACCTGCAATTTCAGGTAAAAATCAAACAACTTATATTAGTTGCTATGAAGTATTGGAAAAGATATGTGAATCATTCGGTGCGCAATTATATCAATCAAATGGTCAATGGTGGTTTACTTCAGTAAATGAAAAAGCATCTGATTCCATTCGTGTATTCACAACGGATTGGAAACTTGTAACAGATACAATAAGCACAAAGAATATAAAGTATGATATAAAGCCATACATTAACGATACCGTAACCCCTTTTTACTTTATTCAGAACGGGCAGGTCAAGATATTAAAAAAGGGATATTCACAAATAGAAATGACAGGGGATATAAAGTTTCCCGAAAACACTATTGATAATGGCGATTTGTCAAGATTGACCGTATCAGGCAAGCCGTATAACTGGACAGAGTTTCTTGGTGTTGGCGGGCAATATGATAGAGTTGTTGCAGATGGATATATTTGTCAAAGAATAGTATCAGGTGCAAGTGCATCATCTACGCTTGTAGCTGATAGTTGTGGAAAAGTATTGCAAAATGAAGAAATTGATTTGACATTAATTTATGGGTCATCTTATACCACACTTAATGACCTTTTGCGAATTAAAATATACATCAATGTAGGAGGTGGTAATTTTTGGACTTACCGAAAGAATAATGATGAGCCGTATTGGGAGTATAATACAACAGGATTTTATGGTGAGCCGCAAAATTCAGATAGGGTTAGAACATTAAATATTAAAACAACTGCAGCACCTGTTTCCGGTACATTAGAAATTGAATTTGAGGTTACAAGTACCGCAGTAGTTGCTTTATACCTTGCGTCTATATTTAGGAAATCTACATTCCCGGTAAGCCAAAGAGTTATATTTAATGAAACTGCACCCACACCTTACAAAAAATCAGTTAATGTTCTTATAGGTGCGCCAGACCCATTTAATGCAGCAGGGCAAAGTCAATCAATTTATACTGATATAAGTTATACGGTATTAACAGATGTTTATAGGTATGGTGCATCTTCTACACTTTATGCTAATCTTGTTAACTTATTATTCAGTCAGTACTTTAACTGCATATCACAACCACAAATAAATTTAGAGTATAGTCAGTACAACTTATTTAATGGTACCGACTTTATAGGGTTGATTAATACGATGGCTATACAAGACCCATCTTCTTCATTATCGGTCAATGCAAACAGATACATTTTTGGGGCATTGCAGTTTAACTTTGTCAGCAATACGGTTGATGCAACTGCTTTGCAGGTAAGAAATGCCGTTCTTTCATACACATTGGTTGACCCTGCTGACCCTGCTTTCAATCCACCAACTTGTAAAAGATATACCAATAGTTCAGGCGGTAACTGGACTGGAACTTATCAGAACTGCGCAGGTAGTTATGTGGGGCCTGTAACTCTGACACCTTCGCAGTATATTTGTGCAAGATTTGGAACTCCAAATACTATTAGTGGATCTAATTTAACCGTTGGAATTGACTGCTCATGACACCAGTAACCGGACAAAAACTCAACCTTTACAGGTACAATTCGATAGCAATGACTGACAATCTCATTGCGTGTGCAAGGACTTGCACCTTTTCGGTGGAGGTGGATGCAATGGAAACTACCAACATCAGTAGTGCATGGTTCAGAGAATCCCGGCCCGATGTCGCATCATGGTCTATACAAGCAGATGGACTTGTTGTATTAGATGATTATTCCTACCTGTTTATGCTGAATAGCCAACTGAATCGGGAGTTGGTATCGCTGAAATTCGTTATTGATAATGGTACGGCAGGTGGGTTAGTTATAGTATCGGGTTTGGCATGGCTGCAATCCTTCACCATTACGGGCGCAAATAAGGACATTGCCACTTATCAGGTAAGTTATCAAGGTACGGGAGTATATAGTTTAGCAGGAACCACCGTAACGCCAACTGGCATCGTTATACAAGGTACAACTACACAGGTGCTGCAATATACTGCTGGGGGTGGGGAGACTTCGATTGCTATACCGGGTGGGGCAGGTAAGACAATGATATACGGGTCACGTGGTGGTACATCGTTTGAAACCATTGCGTATAGTGGATCGCCCGGCACGGGTGTAGTGTGGACTGTGGGTAGTGGTACTTTGACCGTTGATTCGGGTGTGCCTTTCTTCGCAGGTGAGAAAATTATAATTTTAGTTCAATAATATGAGAAAGTTTTTAACAATCTGTGCAATACTTTTATCCCTATCCGCTTCCGCCCAATGGCAGCAAACAGGAAGTAAGGTACGTTATGTGAATGGTATCGGTATTCCTACTAAGGACACGGCTGCAGGGGTGAGTGCTGATAGTTCGCAGATACTGATTCGACCTGCTGATAGTTCGTTGTATGTGAAGTATAAGAGGACATGGCAGAAAGTTGGTAGTGGTGGAGGTGGAACGGTTACGGGTAGCGGTACTACCAACTATGTATCAAAATTCACTTCATCTACTGCTATTGGTAATTCGCAGATATTTGATAATGGAACAAGCGTAGGTATAGGTACGACAAGCCCGAGCAATAAAGTTGATATATTCACCACAAACAGAACTTCACTTACTGCTGTTGGTTCGGGGTTAAATGTAAATTATAACGGAAGTACTACCGGACAATTTGCTACTCTTGGGTTTAGTTGGAATTCTTCTGTAGGTAACAACTCTACGCAATGGGGGATGGGTATGATTGGTACTAACTTTGTATCCGGCAATGCTGATGTTAATTTTTTTACTGATGGAGTTGAGCGTATGCGTATAACATCCGCCGGGGGGGTAGGCATAGATTACACCGCCCCTGCTGCTAAATTAGCCGTTAATGGTACTGCATTAATCAACACCAACACAGACAATGGAGTAGATAAATTGCAGGTGAGTGGGAGTATGAACGTATCAGCAAGGGCAACGGCACAGAATTTATCGGTTACGAATAATGGCAGTATAACAAATGATTTAACGGTAGGAAAGACAGTTTATTGTGGTTCTTCATCTGTTGATGGGTTGGTAATAACTGCTGCAAATACAAGAGGTTTAGTAATTAATGGTGTAGGCTCTGGCGGTGGTGGTGCATCTCAAACAAGATTATCTTTTGACCACAATGGAGCTGATAGGGGTTTGTTTTACTATGATGAATCAGCAGAATTATTTTCTTTTCAAACATCTGGGACATCCCGAAAGCTACAAATGGCAACGGAAGCAGGTGTATTTTTATATGCAACAGGCTCTAATACCAATGTACGCATTGGTGATGGAACTGCTGCAAATGCTAAACTTTCCGTTGCAGGTACAACATTAGTTAATACAAATACTGATAACGGAGTGGATGAATTACAAGTCAATGGCTCAATCTCTGGCATCGGGTTCAAGCAAAACTACGTTACCAAAACCGGAGCATACACCGCTACTAATGATGATTATGTAATTGATTGTACTTCCGGTACTTTCACCGTTACCCTTCCTGCATCATCCGGTCGCACAGGTAGAATACTAATCATAAAGAATAGCGGTGCAGGTACGATAACCGTTGATGGTAACGCATCCGAAACTATTGATGGCGCAACTACTTATTCACTATCCGTACAATACGCCACCGTACAAATAATGTCGGATGGTACGAACTGGAAAATAATATCTAAATTCTAAAACTATGCTTACCGCAATCGCAACCGCAATCACATTATCAGTAACCGCACCCGTACAGGTGCAAGTACAACAAGCAGACACTATCCCTGCTGCCATTCAGGTCAAACCTGTAGAGTTCAACAAACTGACAAAGGACACTATCACCCAAATCACATGGGTAGTGTTTGGACTTGGCAGAGATACCGCACAGGGCTGCAATACCTACGTGGTAGCATATGACCGCAAGGGAAAAAAGGTTACAGATGGCAACGTGCCTATCCCTGCACACATCGTGCAGCAATGGGGAACGGATAACACACTCATAGATGATTTTATTCTCAACTTTTATAAACTGATTAAACGTTAGCAATGGAACACCAAACAAATGATGCAGGAATAAATGGACTGCTTGTAACTCTTTTTTTATGGGTATTCAGCCATCTGACCGCATCGGATGTGGCAACTTACTGCACCATTGCAAGCGCACTCGTTACAATATTCGTGAACATAAATAAGTACAGAAATGGGAAAGACAAACATTAGTCTTACAAACGTAAACAAGCCGGCACCTAAATGGTACCGAAAGGCAAAAAGGGTTATCGGACTGCTATCCGGCCCTACCGTCATTGCAGTATTTCAGATATTCAAACTCAATGACCATCAAATGGCAAGCGTAGCAACTATTATCGCTTTCCTGCCAACCCTATTAGAGGTATTTTCCGCACTACTCGCAAACGGTGAAAACTATGCAATCGTACCAGATGAGCCAGAACAAAAACTATAACTGGTTTCCGTTTGTTTTCATTGCAATAGTGGTACTGATAGTACTGCTTTCCTGCAATTCAGTAAACAAATCGCAGGGGAAAACACAAACGGTGACCGTGTTAGAATACGATACCATGAGGGTATCTGTAGTTGACACCACCCGTACACTACAGGAATGGATTGACATTCAGACAAAGACCGTAGAGTTATTCGATACAACCTATACAACCGTTCCTATCCTGCGCAAAAGGATAATCTATGAGAATGTGAAGGCATCCAGTAAAGAAGTTATCAACGGCATACGAAAGGATAGCGTTAAGGCAACAGGCAGCGTAACGGCTTTCAGTCAGTCAGAATATCGTAATAAGGAAACTAAACGGCTGCCGTTTTGGTTAGCGTTATCAATCGTAGGTATTATAGCATTTCTAATCTATAAGTCATGGGAAGAAAAATAATTCTATCAGCAGGGCATGGTGGAGCAGATCCAGGTGCTTCCGGTAATAACTACATCGAACGTGATTTAGCTATTGAATTACGGGACATGGTAGTTGCTGAACTGCAAAAAGAAGGCATAGAGCCGCTTACCGATAGCAATACCAATGCACTTGCCCAAACTCTCGCCTGGCTGCGTGGGAAGTTCAGCAAAAGGGATATACTTGTTGACATCCATTGGAACGCATCCGCAAACGCTGAAGCGAAGGGTAGTGAGGTAATTGTACCCGATAACGTGAGCAAATTTGAACAAGACCTTGCAAATTCCCTGCTGAAGATATTTACTTCCGTTGGCTTTAAGGATAGGGGTATCAGACCCGAAAAGCTAACTGCACGCAGATCATTAGCCTGGATGAAAGCGGATGCAGAAACGGTGTTAATTGAAGTATGCTTCATCACTAACCTAACTGACATGAAACTCTACCAGGCGAATAAGTGGGGGATTGCCCGTAAGATTGCAGGGGTGCTGAAATCGAAATCAAATGAGTAAATTTGCATAAATAATTACAGATGGCAACTTTCAATAAATTCGATTCATTCGTGGAAGCAGTAGCCGAAGGCACCCACAATCTGGGAAGCAATCAGCTAACCATTGCACTATCTAACGTGGCACCAACGGCTGCGAATAGCCTGCTTGCCGACATCACTCAAATCACCTACACGAATTTATCCACACGAAATTTAACCACTACTTCATCCGCCCAATCGGGTGGCCTTTATAAGTTAGTGGTGGCCGACACTACCCTCACATCAACAGGTGGTAGTACAGGGCCATTCCGATATGTGGTAGTGTACAACTCTACCGCAGCAGGTGGGCCGCTTATCGGGTGGTTTGATTACGGAAGCAGCATCACCCTGCTTTCCGGTGAATCTTTAACGGTTGATTTTGACCAAGTTAACGGACTTTTAACCTTACAATAAGATGGCAGATAACGTAGGATATACACCGGGTAGTGGTGAGATAATTGCCACAGATGATATTGGTGGTGTGCAATACCAACGGGTGAAGCCTGTGTGGGGTACGGATGGAGTAGCTAACGATGTAAACGAAACTACCCCTCTCCCCGTAACCGCTACACAGGAGTTAATGCAGGCTATCGAAGCGATGAGGATGGCTATACAGGCATTAACCCGGACTATCGGACTTGCACAGGTAAACCCATTAACAGGGCGTATGCTTGTGGATCCTTCCGGTGTTACTTCCCCTGTATCGGGTACGGTATCTGCTAACCAATCGGGTACCTGGAACATCACCAACCTTGCAACTATAGGTGGTGTGGCTGCCAACTCACAGGTGCAATCATTTGAAAGAATGACTGCCGATAATTTAAGAAGAAATATAAACGTAACATAATGCCAACTACAAACGGAAATAGACAGATATTAGATTTGAAGAGATGGGAACAAGTTACCCCTGCCCCTTCCGCATCTGCAGCAGGTTCTTTCATTGCATCTTCCCGGCACTTTAAACAAAATCAGTTGTATGTCAATGGTACAACTTCTGCATGGCTTTACAACCCCAATGAGGATGGATGGGTGCAGTTGCCTTCACCTGCGCTTGCAGGAACTTTAGCAGCCGGTGCATCCGCCACCGCAGGGGCATGGAGTACAGGTACAACTATCGGGGCATCGCTTACTGCAACGGCAGGTACTACTTCGACAATCACAACCAACCAAACAATCGCCCGTTCATTAGCAGGATATTCAGTTCATATCCTTGCCGGCCCGAACGCAGGAGTAACGCTTCAAATCGTTTCTAACACTATTGGAACTAACGCTATACTAACAGTTGCAACACAGGCATCTGCTTTCTCTGCATCAACCGTATATCGTTTGTGTACACCTGTATGGTATGTACTTGGCGCAGGTACTTTGGCATCAGGTTCTTTCCGTAAATATGATTATGCAACAAACACATGGACTACCCTATCTCAAACCGGATTGGCTGCATCGCTTGCAACGGATGGCAAGTTGGTAGCAACCCCATCATGGTATGACCAGGATTATGTGGCACTTGCATCCGGTACTGCCACATCCGCTACCTCTACCACTTTGGTAAATAACACAAAGACATGGACTGCCTCACAATGGGTTAACTCACAGGTTCGCATCGTATCGGGTACAGGTGCAGGGCAACTTCGTACAATTACAGCGAACACGACCGACACGCTCACCGTTGCAACATGGACTACAACACCGGATGCTACCTCTGTTTATCAGATTAGCGGGAATGATAACTTCCTGTATTACATGGGGAACGGTGCAGTTACCTTGTACCGATACGATATTGGTGCGAATACATGGTCAACACTTTCACCGGCAGCAGCAAGGGCAGCAGCACCCGGAGCAGGCATGAGTGGGCATTGGATATGGCGTGTTAGTGCAACTGCATGGACTTCCGAATCCGCTATCATTAACGGGCGCAGAATATACTCATTTAGAGGGGGTGCAGGTGCCGTACTTGATTACTACGATATTGCCGCTAATACATGGGTATCGGGTGTAACGTATGCACCTTTGACTGAAACATTCACAACAGGTACAAAGTATGCGTACTACGCAGATAACATTTACATTCAAAAGGATGCCACAAACCGTTGGTTTAAGTATCACATAGCAGGCAATGAAATGGATGGGTGGAATACTATGCCTGTAGTACAAGGTGCCGCCATTGTCGGAGATACGGCTTTCGATGTTGAGTATCAAGATGGGGCAACGGTAATAGTGTACATTTATATGTTAATGAACACATCTACTCTAATGTTCAGACAAATGGTAATCCAATAATATGACACCGCAAGAAGAAAAGGAACTATGGAGCAAGCGCATCAATCACCTTCAACTTTTGATAGGTGCAGCGAAGCAGCGTGGGGATATAGAATGTGTTATACAACTTGAACAAGAACTAATAAAAGCTAACAATGCTTTTAACGCTATTACGTAATACCGGGGCGGCAGGCAATACATTAACTGCTGAAAAGGGTACATATACCCTAACGGGTAACGTAGTAGATTTTAGGGCAGCATACAGGGTGGCAGCAGTTGTGGCTGCATTTACACTCACCGGGGGTGCTGCGAATTTCACCATAGGCAAGACAATAGTAGCCGATAAGGGAACGTACACGCTCACCGGAAGGGATGCAGGCACCATTGCCAATAGGCGCATAGTCGCTGAAAGGGGTATATTCACCCTCACAGGTAGTGATGCCAACTTCGCAAGGGTACGTTATATCGCTGCCGAGCGTGGTACGTTCGTACTTACGGGTATAGATGCAGACCTTGTAAAGAGTTCCACTACCCCAACACTCACGGCTGCACGGGGTACATTTGTGCTGACAGGTTTCGATGCGAATCTCATTATACCTTTGTATTCGTTTAACGCCAATGTAACGATACAAGCAGCGCAAACTACACAGGTAAGTATTGCAAGTCAACAGAATAATACCGTTTCCATTGATGACGAACAAAGCACACCGGTAACTATACAAGCATCGAATGACTATAATGTAACGATAACATCAACTTTTGAATCATGATATACAACGGCACCAACGTAACTATAAAACTCACAGAACAAGGGGTGAATCTACACAACCCAACATCTGCTGACATTTATTATAAAAAGCCATCCGGTCAAACTGGGTCATGGAGTGCAACCGTTGTTGCTAACCATGAGATAACCTACACCACAACGGTTGGCGATATAGACATTCCCGGACTATGGATATTGCAAGGAAAGGTAGTGAAAGCAGGGGTAACCTATTGGACTTCTTTAGCTGAAATGATAGTTGAAGCACATCTATGACCAAAAGCGAAGTAGCACGCTCATACAGGGATACTTACGGCATGGATATGCCCTCGCATAAACTTGCACGTATAATGTACGCCGAAAACAATTTGCTATTCAAAGATGTCGAAAATGCACGTACATTTTTGCGATACATTGAGGGTAAAGTTGGCAAAAGGCAGCTAAGTAAAATCAATAAAACCGAATATTACATGAAAGAAAAAAGGCCGATGAATCCGTATAACCTACCGGAATCACATCAAGAGAAAAGGCAACCATTTAAGCTACCTACCGCTTGTAACAACATTCTGCTGATTTCCGACCTGCACATCCCGTACCATGACATTGATGCCATTAATTTGGCTATCAAGTACGGTGTGGAAAACAAGATTAACACAATTTTTATAAACGGAGATTTGATTGATAACCACCAAGTAAGCAGATTCGAGAAAGACCCCCGTAAAAGGTCTGTAAAGCAGGAATTTGATGCCACAAAGCAGTTCCTGCGATCACTACGGGCAGTATTCCCCGATGCTCACATTTACTGGCTAAAGGGCAACCATTGTGTAAGGTGGGAAAAGTTCCTACTGCAAAAGGCAGCAGAGATATGGGATGATCCGTATTTTCACCTGGAGGAACGGCTGCAACTGAATGAGGAAAGAGTACATCTGTTGGATGACAAGGTATTGGTGAAGGCCGGTAAACTATCAATAACGCATGGGCATAAAGTGTATAGCGGAAGTGCTGGCAGTCCTGCGAAAAGTGTATTTAATAAAATGGCAAACTTTTCAATCATAGGTCATTTACATAGAAGGTCAACTAATCAGCAAATAACGGATGAAGGTCAAATCATTTCAACATGGACTACTGGATGCCTTTGTGATTTAAGACCCGATTACAACGCAATTACAAGTCAAAGCGTACATGGGTTCGCTCATGTAGTAATAGACAAAGCAGGTAATCCAGAGGTAAAAAACTTTTACATTGAGAATAATAAGTTAAGGTTATGAAAGTTGTTAGGCGCAAGTTGGGGAAAGAAAAAGCGGATGGCCTTGCGCACATTGATGATAACACCATTGAGATTGATGAACGGCTAAAAGGCAAATACCGGTTAGAAATAACCATACACGAAGCACTACACATCCTTTACCCTACAGATTCGGAAACCGCCATCATTCGCAAATCAAAGCGGCTGACTAATGTTCTGTGGAAGCAGGGGTATAGGTTGGTGGAGAAGTGATTATCTATCACCAACACAATGATTATCTGGATAACTTGAAAATTTACCAAATTTACCTGTTGCCGTAACTGATAAAATAGAAATATTTTTGCCTTTATTAAGATGCATTACTATGTCTACAGCA